GTCCACCACGGTCACCACGACCAAGTTTGATTCCCTGCGCACGCGCATCTGGGGAGACGTGATGGGGGCTCTGGAAACCTCGGCGTTGCGCGACTCGTTGATGGTGTTGTTCAAGCCGACGACGACCAGCAACGCGCTGACCTTCGGCCTGCGCTCGCGGGAGCGCGTGGACTCGGACAAGTTTCAGATCCAGGGCATCGCCACCGACTCCGCGGACACGACCGCCGGCAAGATCCGCGGGCAGCACACCGACCGGCGCCGGATCGTGGGTGACGAGTGCGAAGACATGGGGGCGGCGATCTATTCGGCCATCACCAACGCCCGCGTGGCCCCAGACTTCATCGCGGCGCTGCTCACCAATCCAGCGCTGAAGCAGTCCCTCTTCGGCTCGAAGTGGGCCTGCCCACTCAACGGCTGGGGATCGGTGAGCGAGAGCGACAAGTTCTGGGAGACCGTGCAGCCCGAAGGAGTTTGTCTCCACTTCAACGGGCTTCAGTCGCCCAACATCAAAGCCAAGACAACGGTCCACCCGTACCTGCTGACGCAGAAATACATTGATGAAGTGCGCACGGTCCACGGAGAGAACTCGATTGAGTGGTGGATGTTTGTGCTGGGGTTCCCCGCTCCCGATGGGCTGGTCGGATTGATCTGGTCAACTACCACGATTGAGAAAGCCAAGCAGACTGTTACGTTCGACTACACACCCAAACCATTCGGCACACTGGACCCGGCGTTCGAGTACGACGACTGTGTGCTGCATCTGGGCGAGTACGGTCTCCTGCGTGACGGACGGCCCTGTGCTCAAGCCAAGCGGACGGTCAAGATCCAGATCGAGGTAGGCGAAGGGCGGCTGGAGAAGGAGCAGCAGGTGGCGAACGAAGTGAAACGTGTTTGTCAGTTGGAGGGAGTAGCGCCCGAGGACTTTATCATGGATGCGACCGGAGTTGGCCGGGGCACATACGCGCTCCTGCGCACCACTTGGAGTCCCAAGGTTCAGGCGCTTTACTACGGTGGCGCGGCAACCAACCGGCCGCTGCGACTCAACGATCCTATGACCGCGGAGGAACAGGTGAAGTGGTTCGTCACGGAGCTGTGGTTCCGCGCGTCCTTCCTTGCTCGCGAGGGGGTCATCTGTGGCTTGGGCAATCTCCATCCCAACACAGTCGAGGATCTGGCCGGCAGACGGTACATAGTGAAACAGGCGGGGGACCGGAAACTGGCTATTGCGGAGTCGAAGACCGAATACAAGATCCGCCTCGGACGCTCCCCGGACTTCGGCGATCCGTTCTGCCAGATCGGAGAGTTGCTGGTGCGCAAGGGTCTGCTCAAGAGCATCGAGAACGTCGCTGGAGCAAGCGGCTGGGGCGCGTACCGTGCTCTCGCTCTCAAAGCACAGAAACGATTCACCAACGAGTTCGCCCATGGCCAAACTTAAGTTCGGATCGGTTATGCCCCCTCGCGGTTGGATATATCTCCAGCCGGAGACACGTCTACGCATCACTTCGGACAATCTTGACTCTCTGGCGGACAAGGTGATCGCGCATCGCCGGCAGAAGGGCATCCCGTCCGCCGGCAAGGCAGAGGTGGTCATGGAGATCCAGCGACAGATATGCACTCGACTGACTACAGCGGAGTGCCGCAAGGAGTCTCCCGATGACCCGTGGCAGCCGCTCAAGGGTCTGTCGGAGACCCTCACGCTGACATCGGTGCTCAACACCTCCAAGGCACTGTTCACTTGGATCACCTCTGGGCGGCCGGTGGTCCCGCTGGAGGAGAACGAGCGGCGCCGGCAGATATGTCTCTCCTGCCCGCTCAACGAACGGTTGAACGGCTGCCGGTGCGCGGCGCTCTACCGGGCGGTGGCGGAGTCGGTCCCAGCGGAGCGGCAGTTTGACGATCTGCATGTCTGCCTCGCCTGCAAGTGTTCGCTCAAAGCCAAGTGCGCGGTGCCCGCGGAACTGATCGAACTGTCAGAGCGTGGACGGGGGGTTGAGTATCCGATTCATTGCTGGGTGCCTGAAATCCTTGACACGCGCAGTCGCCAAGTGTAGATGCTGAACATGCCCAAGTACACGATGCAGACCATGTTCCCCCCGGTCAAGAATCAGCAGTCGTTAGTTCCTCAGGGCAAGGACGTGACAGGTCCTCCGGACGTGCAACCGAAGGGCAAGCCCAAGAGTGTCTATACCCCCCAGTGCGGGCTCAACATGGGGATGGACATCAAACGCCGTTTCTAACATGCAAGCTCGACCCACATCTACACCCAAGAAGGTGACCCCGGTGAAGGGCTTCCCCCTTCAGCCGACTACGACCACGCGCTGCACCCCGACCGCCAAGACCAAAGCCGATGGCAAGCACGGGTAGATCGGCGGCCACGCTGCCTCCGGGTTCCCAGCCCACGCCGGTCGCGGGTACGGACCCCAACGGGTTCCATCTAGCCGAGGACCAGCGCCGGGTACGGGACGTTGAGTCAGCCAGGTCCATTTTCAACCGGTTCGTGCAGGATTCCGTGGTCCGTAGTTCGACGATGGCGCAGACGCGCAACCAGCTCGAAGGCGGGCGACCGTTCGACCCGAAGGATCTGGAGGAGCAGGGCACGGCCTGGCAGACCAACGTCAATTTCGGTGACGCGCAGGCGGCGCGCGACCGCACGCTGATCCCGTACTGGTCGATGGTGAACGACGTGCCGCACCGGATCGCGGTCACGATCGACATAGAGTCTCCGAAAAAGGAAAACTGGGAGATCGCGCACGCCGAGGCGTTCGATGAGTTCCTGAAGGACTGGGGCGCGGACTACTTCATAGAATTCATGAACACGGCGTCGAACTTCGTGAACTTCGGTCCCGGCGTGGTTCATTGGGACAGTCCGGATTCGCCGCGGTACGATGCAGTCAACACTCAGCGACTCTATTTCCCGAAGAACGCCCGCATGTCTCCCGACTCATGGGACGTGGTGTGTATGGTGCGCGACGTGTCGGCGTCGGAGCTGTACCTCAAGATCAAGGACGACAAATCCAAGCAGACGAGCAAGGACATCGGCTGGAACCTGGACGCCGTGGAAGCTGCCATTGTCCAGACGATGTACGGCAATTCCAACCGCGATCCGCGCGACATGACGCGCTGGCAGGATGATCTGGTGCAGAACGACATCACGGTCGCCTCGATCTTCGAGCCTTTGCAACTGGTGTGGATGTTCGTGCGTCAGTTCGACGGCAAGATCACGGCCCACGTCTTCACCCGTCAGGGCGGAGTAAGCGATTTTCTTTTCGAGTCTCAGGACTACGCGGAGTCGTTCAGGCAGATCCTCGGATGCATCTGGTATGATGTGGGTGTGGACTCGCTGGTTCACTCGATAAAGGGATTCGGGATCAAGAACTATCACTTTGCGGTGATGCTGAACCGGATGAAGTCGCGCATGGTGGATGGAGCCACCATGTCGTTCGGACTCAATCTGCGGCGCACAGGAGACGGAGTTCCTGATGAGGAGCCCCCGGTATCGAACTTTGGCCCGTACACGGTCTTCCCTCCGGGCCTTGACCAGTTTCAGTATTACCCGCAGTTGCAGCAGGGGATGGCGGTTCTCGATGTTTTGGAGCAGAATCGGGCCGAGAACTCGTCGATGTACCGGCAGCAACAGCAGAAGCAGATCGAGAACTCCGATACCGCGACCCAGGCCAACATCCTCGCCACGATGTCTGGACAGATGTCCGAGGCGTCAGCGTCGGTCTTTCTGGCTCAGGTGGGGGAGAACATTTTCGCCGAGCAGGTACGCCGACTCTCCATACCCGGCAGTACAGACGCCGACGCGAAGAAGTTCGTAGAGCGGTTGGTGCGCCGCGGGGTGCCCAAGAAGATGATCGGTAAGTTTGACATGCGTGTGCAGACCGGGGCCAACTCAGGGTTGGCGAATCCGGTGGCACGAGTCCAGAAGTACCAGCAGCTCCTCGGTCTGATGAACACCCCGGGCGTCAATGCCCGATACATCCTGGAGCAGTATTTCGCTAACATGCTCGGGTCGGACGGCGCCAGCCGCGCGCTGTTGCCCGAGGGTGCCGACTCCCAGCCGCAGCAGCGCCGCGAGGCAATGATCGAGAACAGCATGTTCGGGCAGGGGATGGATCTCCCGATCGACCCCAACGACGCGCATTTCGAGCACGCGCAGGAGCACCTGAAGGTGATCGGCCCGATGGCCGCACAGTTCAAGCAGACCGGGCAGTTGAAGCCTGAGCAGATCGCCACCATGATCATGACCCTGGAGCACACCGGGCGGCATCTGACGCTGCTCAACCAGGACGAAACCATGAAGGCACAATATCAGCAGGTGTGGCCGGTCTTCTCGCAGATCCAGTCCATCGCCCGCGGCATCCTGACCAATCTCTCGAAACAGCAATCGCAGCAAACCCCCCTACCCAATGGCTCTCAAGCGCAAGTCCCCTCAGCGCAGCCTCAGGCTGCCGCTGCCTAAAGTTCTTCAGCAGAAGTCGAAGGTCCCCGAGTACGTCCCGCTCGCACTGCCGCAGCGCACCGAGTTGCTGGGGATGTTCAACAGTCCGGTCTTCCAGATCGCTTGGAACAATGCCTCGCTGGCGAAACCCTCCGTCTTCCCGTCTGGTCTGAATACACCTCTTGGTGGTGTGATCGCTGTCAACCGGCTGCATGAGCTACGTGGGTGGGAACTGTTTGCCGTGGCGCTCCTGACCCAGACAAACGATCCGAAGCCTCCGCGCAAGATGCTTCAGGAGACGTTCCCTGACGAAGCCAGATCGTAATTTCCCATGGATACCAAACCCGCTCCCGACCAGTCGCAGGCTGGTTCGACCGTTGTTACACCTGCGTCCGCCGACCCCCTCGCCGGGGACGCGCC